TTGTTGATATTTCGGTATATGGTAATAATTCACGTAATACGAAAGGAAGTGGGTTCCGTATGCCGTGGTCACATAAAAAGGGAAAACACGAAGCGTGTGCCGGTCAGGGGTGTGAGTTATGTAATAATACAGGTAAAGAAACACAAAGTGAATATTTACCCATATTTATATACAAGCACGGTCCTTCATCTACATTACAAAAGACTGAACAAAAACCATCCGTTGATATATTACATATGGCAACGTTACGTACGCAAAGTGTGGAACCGGTTATTATAGAAGGAACTCACAAAGAAGCTACATTTACAACATTACAAACTAAAAACGAGTTCAAGGACCAAGAGGCTCTTTTACTCGTCGAAGCATTTGTTCGTAAAAATGTAGAAGGACAAACTACTGCATCAATCACTAAAATGTTTAAATATAACAAACAGTTTCTAGTCTCGACAAATTCTAAATATTGTGAAAATAAAAGGTGTAATCACAATTCCAATCACGTATGGTTTCATATAATAGGTGATACTATAGCACAGAAGTGTTTTTCGACTACTAATGTACTAAGACGATATGGATTTTGTAAAGATTTTTCGGGAAGGAGGCATCAACTCAGTAAAAAAATAACAGATATTCTTTACGAAGATGGTAAAGTTGAGACATACACACCAAAAAAGAAAGTTGATGTAGAACCAGAACAGAACTTACTCGAAAGATTTATAAAAAAGTATATCGTTAAAAAAGAAACGTTCGTCATAGAATCACTCAAACGTGAAGGTGTTAAGAAATATACTGTAAACACAAAGGAAATATGTGACACGTGTAAAGAGACTATTTCATTCAGTATACTTAAGAGTCATATACAACAGGTGTGTAAATGTAAATGTCGTGCACATAATCTTACAGATAAAATTGTTAGTACTTTATAGAATGTTAGCTGTAATATTAATTGCACTCGTTGTATATTTGGCATCATCTTTAATAAAAAAAGATACAGGTACAAAACATATAACTAAACTCATACGTGAAACTTTACCGTACTCGGGATTAAATGAAGTTTTATACAAGGAGTTTTTAGCCAATATAAACATGGCTATAGAATATAAATCACATACAGAAGTTTCAGAAAAGTTATTAAATCGTGCACTCGAAAACTTAAGAGAACTTGCATTATACACCGTTTCTACCGATACGAGTGTTATAGAAGAAATAGACACGTTAGCCAACAGTATAAACGCTGAATTTAGCCTTGTTTTAATAAATGAAACTATTAACGATGCGTAATGTATTTAAAAGAATAAACATACATTACTTTATAATGACAAAAACAATTGTTTCTACGCGTACACGTTCAGGGAGAGTCTCAAAGGTTCCAGAACGCTTAGACCCACTCGAAGATCTCCCAGAAGACGATTTTTCTGATGATGATTATGAAACTGAATCGGAAATAGAAAGTGATATTGATCTTCTTCAGACAGATGATGAGGATGATTTTGAAGAGGATGATAGTGATATGGACGAAAATGGTAATTTAAAAGGGTTTATTGTCGACGAAGAAGAGGAAGAAGAAGACGATGAGTAATATAGAGCTTAAAAAAATAGGTTTACATTTTATAAATGGAAGCTGAAGTCGGTACACCTATAAACTATAATCCGGATGATTTTATGAATAAAGAAGAAGATCATCAACCAGATGAACAAAAACCAGAACCGGAAAATAACGAACAATATTATTTTCCGCCACCGCAACCGTATTACGAACCGTACCCACAACCAACACAAAAGGAAGATATATTCACGAATTTAGATAAAACGGCGTATATCATTATATTTGTATCCTTTATTTTAGGTTTTTTTATGGGTAAAACTATGCAACCGGTCATTCTTAGACCCGGATAGGTTTACCTCTAACCCACAAATGTTCAGACGACGTTTGTTGTCCTTCAAAATCACCGATGGGACCAATTTTAGATCCAGTAAAATATGCACGACTTACAACGAGTGGGTCTTTTAGTATATCTTGTGCGACATCAGACGCACTCACATTTTCAGTACCCGATTTACTTTTTCGATCTTCATACAATCGTAAAAATAAACCGACCATGGCTAAAACAATAATTATGGTGATTATATTTAGTATAATACTCAACATTCTTACATTTATATAACAAATTTATTTAGATTCTACTTCTTCACCTTCCTCGACTTCTCCTTCACCTTTCGTATCCTGAGCTTCCGTAGACGACTCGGAATTCTCCTTTTCCTTTTCAAACTTTTGCATTGCTTCAACTGAATTGAACCCCTTCTCAGACGCCTCTTTTTCGAGAGCTTCCTTCGCCTCAGCTTCACGTTTTTCCTTTCTTTCCTCGATTTCCTTAGCAACAATGGCATCCGCTTCCTTAACAAGTTCCTCCATTGGTGTATCTGGTTTTTCCTTCTGGAGACGTTCGAGAACTTCAGCTGGGTGACTGATTGGTGGTTCATCCGGTTTCGTATAATACTTCGAGTTTTCATCACCTGGTTTCGTAAAAGTTGAGGCACTTTCGACCATATCACGTTTACGTTCCGCGAACATGTGTGCCGCTTGTGCTTGATTTTCTTTGTATCCCGACATGAGTTCTTCGAGTTTTTCATTCGAATAGTGAACGTCTTCGATCTTTGTCGGATCAGGTGGGATTAACAACCACTTATACATATCAACAACGTAAATATCGAACGTCGCATCTTCTTTTTGAAGACGTTTAGCGTGCGATGCAGCCTCATCTCTAGAATTAAATGCACCTCGAATCTTAATTCCGAACTTATCGTTCTTTTGAGGTGCTTCCGGTCCTACGACGGAAAGGCATGCGTATAATTGACCGGGAACGGTCGTGTAATCTTGTTCAAGGGTCGACATTGTTTTATATGATTAAATAGTATCTTCTGTTTAAGCCTCTTACACTTAGGTTTTATATTTAATATATTTTATTAATGTGTATTCCATTTAAAAAAGAAAAGCGAATATAAATTAAATGGAGGAGATACGCAAGTACCATAACGAGTCTAAGCGTCTCCTCATCCAATCGGCTACCCGCGAAGGCGACAGTATTTTGGATGTAGGATGTGGATTCGGTGGTGATCTCCAAAAGTGGCGACACGCAGGTGCAAATATAAGCATGTGTGAACCAAACCCAGACTCACTTAAGGAGGCTAAGTCGCGCGCAAAGAACATGAAAATACGTGTCAATTTTTATGAAGGTGATATATTTGCGTGTCCACAAAGGAAATACGACGTCGTGTGTTATAACTTTGCGTTACATTATATATTCGAATCACCCAAGTTGTTCGAGACGTCTTTGTTAGCAATTAAAAATAGAATAAAACCCGGTGGTCAATTCATAGGGATCATACCAAATTCAGATAAGATTATCATGAATACACCTGTAAAAGACGAATTAGGGAACTACTTTCTAATGAAACATACGAGTTCGGGGAACTTTGGGGAAAAGTTATACGTCCATTTAGCGGATACGCCGTATTATGCCGACGGACCAAAAGTCGAACCTATAGCGCATAAAGATATGTTATTCACGCGAATGGAGGATTTGGGGTTTACTTTAACATTGTGGGAAGATCTTAAAGGAAACACTGTTTCTGATTTGTATAGTAAATTTAAGTTTGTATATAAGAAATAATTACTTTTTATTAGTTTTAATATATTCTTCAGCTTTTTTAGGTTCGTGACATATTACATCACCGCAGTGGTCGCGGTTTTGGTACACAGAGTTTATAGACGTGAGTAGTTCACTACACGATTTTACCGCCCACCGTCCCAGAACAGGTCGTGGTTCGGGTTTCGTTAAAAAATCGATAAATTTACGTATCATTTCTACTATTTTTTCATGTTCATTTTTTATGTATGTTTATGATAAGATGATACTCATTATACTTCTACTTATCATAAACGTGTTATTATTCATATACACAAGGGAACCACAGGAATTAACAGATGTTCGTGAAAAATACAGGACACTCAGGGAACATCTTAAGGAGACTAATAATCAGAAATTCGAAATGTTATGTAAAGAAATTCCAATTACCGCACATCGATATACAAATGGGTATATAGGATATAATGTCAGTAAGGGTATGGGTATAGGTATATGTATCGATGGCAACCCTAATGAAATATTCCATGTTTTATTACACGAACTCGCACACTGTACTGTTGATGAATATTCACACAGTAAAGAATTCTGGAAAAATTTTAGTGAACTTAAAACGATGTGCGTTTCTTTAGGGATATACCGGGAAATACCACAGAGAACTGAATTTTGTGGTAAACACATCCAGGATAAATAATGTTTGGTATTAATAAAATGCAATCGTTCGGCGATTTAATGAAAGCGTATTTGTTACTGAACACTTTACTCGCGTCTTCGAGTGCCCCACTACTTTTAAACGATAAATGGTTAAATATGTTTATAATCATGGTCGTTACACCATTAGTCATCACGATATTACCACGTGGTGGTAATATAATTGGGCGTTTAGCTATAGATGGACCATTTTTAGTTATATCAACCTTATTGGGTATGGGTATGGTTGCGGGTATTTCACAAATAAACAAAAGATTTGAAAAGGATTTTAGAGATTATGGTAAAACTACGAAGAGTACTGGTACTGTTCTAGGACTTCGCGCAGTTGGTTTACTGTTCGGATTTCTCGTTTCCTATTTTATTTTTGGAAAGAGAATGTATAGACATTATAATGCTATTTAAGCATACTTTCTCGCAAGGTAAAAGGCGATCGCCGCGACCATACCGGTCGACGCTAAGCCGATTGCACTTCGGTGTCCTTGGTCGTTCAAAAACGATGGGACAAAGTTCGCAAGTTTTTCTTGAACCGGCTTACTAATTGCCACCGCAGCACACACAGCTACAATGAGTGCTTGAAACTGGTCATCAGTAAGGTTGAATGGATTTTTAGATTCGGATTTTTTTTCAGTCATTTGTTGTCCTACTGGTTGTTGTTGTTGCTGTGCCATCATCATTGGAGCTTGCATATGCATTTGTTCCATTCTTGGATCGGCGCTCATCATTGGTGGTTGGAGTGGTTCCTCGGCTTGGCCCATAATATCGGAAATCGAAGTAGAGTCCATCGTCTGTTTATTTTCACTCACATTTTTTTCGAGAGGGATATTCGGCACGAAGGACGTCCCTTGATTATTATTTAGAGATACCATACCATCGCCATTATCTGAGAGATTCATCGTTCTAACGTCTGTCGCCATTTATATGTACATAGTTTTTTGGTTTTAAATGATTACGCATCATTGTCCTGAAGAGTGTAGTTTGGGTATAAACACCCAAATGTTTTTATGATCCTGGGTAAATCGTTTAATTTATCGTAATCACACATATCGTTATCTATATAAACAGTTTTTGTATAATGACATACATCAACTAATATTCTATACCCATCATCACTATTACCCTGTGGTTCACCTATAGAACGATGTATATCCATATTAAGTTCATTATAAGCTGGATATACCATTTCAATATTTTTTGTACAAACTTGTGTGTACATTCGTTTAGCAATTGATCTTATCATTTTCTTTTAGTAACTTTAAAAGGTGTATTCTTTTTAACTGAATTTGGATCTCCTACTTTCATGTTTCCATGTTTTGGATTAAACATCTTTTTATGCGTTTGCCAATACTCTGGTGCACCAACCCTGAAGTTTTTACGAAGTGTCGCTTTATACCAAAAGACACAATCTTCTATTTTATTACTTTTAGATGTATTATCTAAAACCAAACATTCGTAATTTTCTGTGCATGAATCCATAACTTTATTAAACATCTCAAAAGATGGAAAAATACCAAAAAAGTTTTTAAACAGTTTTTCCCTATTTTGAATAATATTTTCACGTAAAATGAAGATGTAATCAATATTTGCCCTGAGCGCAGGTGGTAGATCCATACAGTACTGCATGGTTAACATGAAAAATATCTTCCAATGTCGCCCATTCATAAAGCATTGACGAATACATGTATCTTTCATAAACTTCGAATCATACATACAGTCATCTAAAAGAAGAAAGGCTCCACAATTTTGTTTACCCGCACCAACTAATCTTTTTTGTCTATCCATTACACGTTCAATAGCTTCTCTATCGTAATCACCGTATATGAATAAATCTGGTATATACTGTTGATAATAATGATTACCTTCTTCTGTTGCTGATAAAACTATACCCGCTGGTAAATGTTTTTTATGGTACAGAATATCAGTAACAAGAGTTGATTTACCCGTATTACGTTTACCTATAAAAACACAGACTTTATCGTCTGCCATGTTTTCAGGTTTGAATTTTCTCAACTGAAGATTCATCTATAATATCGTGTCGTTTTATTTCATAAAATTTTACTCACGTAAAGTAAGAATGGCTGGTCGATTAAACCTTGCTATCACGGGTATCCAGGACCAATGGCTTACTGGGGAACCCGAGTTTTCGTATTTCCTGATGAATTTTAGGAGACATACTAAATTTTCAATTGAATCTATCGAAACACCCTTTGATGGTGATATTGATTATGATGCATCGGTAGAATGCCGTATACCCAAAAACAAGGGTGACCTTATCCGAAGTACAATGCTTAAATTTACTTTACCTAAACCAACAACACCTGATAAATCATTTACGGTGACTGCTGCTGGTGGTCAGTACTTTATAGATGGTACATCAAAGGCAACGTTGACTTTATATGAAGGTACGACGTATACTTTTAATGTGAACGCATCTGGTCATCCGTTTAAGTTTTCATTAACACCAGATGGTAGACATAATGGTGGTTCTGAGTATCAAACTGGTGTGACTGGTGGTGGCACAGAAGTTGGTACTTTTACATTCGTCGTACCAGCGGATGCACCATCAACTTTATACTATTACTGTGATGTACACAATGGTATGGGTGGTCAGATAAACGTGAAAACGCTTCGATACCGTGATTCTATAGGTGCGCATATAATAGACCATGCCGATCTCGTTATTGGTGGACAAACTATAGAGAGAATAACGGGTGATTACATTTACATGTATGATCAGATACACAGTAATAAAGATGATATTGATCAAACACTCTACTTCTTAACTGGACATGGTAATTACATAGACGTAGCGTACGATTGGGATTATAGTGTATTCTTACCCTTTTATTTCTTTAGAAATCCAAGTTTAGCTATACCTGTATGTGCCTTAACAAAACAACTGGTAGAAATACGTATAAAGTTTAAAAAAGTTGAAGACGTCACATTGTCATACACGAGAACAGGTGGTGGTGTATCTGATCCACCGTCGAGTGTTTTGTCTTCTATTAAAAAGGTTTCACTTGTAACAGATTTCTTTTTTATTACAGAACACGAAAAGAATTTCTTACTTACACGCCCTGTAGAATACGTTATAACTCAACTCCAATTGTCACAATTTAAGTTTAAACCAGGTGAATCTAAAAAATCTGGTATGCTTAACTTTAAAAACCCTGTCAAAGAAATGTTTTTTATAGCTGTCAGTGATGACGTATACAAATATGAACCGATAAAACAAGTTACCATGAAATTTAACAATAACATAATCATAGATGCAGATAATTTAATGCTCAGTTACGAACAACCATTAAAGTATTATACGGGGGTAACAAGTAATAATTTTGGTGTCTATAGTTTTTCTTTGAAACCGGAAACGTATTACCCTACTGGTCAAGTTAACATGAGTAGAATAGCACATAATTTGATAGATATTGAACTTGATTCACCAGACGCGAGTTTTGGACACAAAGTTTACGTATACGCTGTAAACTATAACGTTTTACGTATAAGCAGCGGTCTCGGGGGTTTAAAATTTTAGTCAGTTATACTAGTAATGGCTGGTCGTGTTCAATTAGAAACATCTGGTCCACAGGACGCTTTTTTTACAGACGACCCCGAATATACATATTTCATAAAGAATTTCCAAAAACATACAAACTTTGCACCATTCTTTGTTGATTTAGATGTTGAAGGTGAAGTAGAATTTGGAAACACTATTCGGTGTACCATACCACAAAACCAAGGTGATCTCCTTAAAACTGTAAGTATGAAAGTTGAGTTATCGGCTATAGATCAAAGTCTTAAAAGTTTTATAACAAATGGAACTGGTATAGGGTATAATGAATCAATAGGTCATCACATGATTGAACATGTGGAATTATTAATAGGGGGTCAAGTTATTCAAAGACTTACGAGTGATTTTATACACATTTATTCTGAACAATACATAACACAAACAAAGCAACACAACCTAGATAAACTTATTGGTAAACCACCTTTAGAACTTTCTGGATCCGAGGCCATGTCAACTACTTTGGGTCATTATCTCGGCAATGCTACATCCGATACAAAATATTTCATCGATATACCCTTTTATTTTTATAATAACCCTGAACTCGCTATACCACTCTGTGCTATAACAGATCAGGAAATTGAAATTGTTATAAAACTTCGTGACGTTGATCAATGTATTCATGCAACAAGAACTGGAGTTGCTCATGAAAATTACATACATTATACCGGTTTAAAACCTAAAAACTTGATAAAAAGTTTAAAAATAAACGTTGAAATGGTTTCCTTAGACGAAGAAGAAAAACAGATGTTATTGAGTAAAAAAATAGATTATATCATTACACAAGTTCAGGAAAGTACAGATCAAATTCCACAAAGTCCTAGTATTAATCCCGTTATTGTAAAACATAAACTTAATTTTAAAAATCCAGTAAAAGAATTGTACTTTATAATACAGGAAATTAGAAATAGTGCAATTAGTTCACACTTCGTAACTCCTCTTAATTATGATCACGCGGCTCAGATATTGGATAGTGAATATATAAGTCACGAACATTTACGAAACCTTGAAATTAAATTAGATGATTTTATTATTTTAGATAAGGTTACAGGTAACGTCATAAACTTACGCGCAGTTCAGAGTGGTATACACCATTCAAGAACACAATTATTCAAACGTTTCTATTCATATAGTTTTGCACTCGAACCGGAACGGTGGTATCCAACAGGTCAAAGAAATTTTAGTTTAATTAAAGAACAAATATTAACATTAACCCTGAATAGTCAGGAAGATCGTAAAAGAGAACTTAGAGTTTTAGGCCTAAGTTATAACATACTCCGTGTAGAAAACGGAATTGCTAAAACACTGTTTAATTTATAATGAATCAACAAGAAAAAGACGCAACCACAAACTTAATTGAGCAGGTCCAGGACTCTGCTATTAACGTCATTCAGCCCGTACTCGAAAGAACTATGGTTCTCGCAGCTGAATACGCCAAGGCTTCTGGTAGAGATATGGTACTCGGTGAAGATTTGGAATACGCCATGAAATATTGTGCCATGAACGAAGTTGGTAAGAAAATGGGAACATATTTCCCAGAAATATATGAAGAATCTTCTGATGAAGAAGACGAAGACGACGACATTGAATTTGAAGATGAAGAAATTCCTTTTACGCGATACACAGGACGCGAATATAAGTTTGTCAAAATGAATATGGCGTATGATAATTGGGATGCATGGGAACCAAAAAATCCGTCAGAATTAATGTTAAAAAATGCTATAGATAGTAATGAACATATCGGAACCTGAAGGATATGAAGGAACGTCTAAACATTTTAAGATATATGATGACGATGATAGTTCTGATACTGAAAGTGATTCCGATACAGAAACAGAATCGGGTTCTGATTCAGGAATAGAACCCATAAATGCTGGTATGTTAAAAGGATATATGAAACCAAAACATTATAAAAAAATTTTAATAGAAGAAGATTTACTCCCCGATTAAAATCTCAGGATACTATATATAAAAATGTCTACTGCTGCTGAAACTGTTACGCTCGTCGCTCGTGAACTCGAGTCCCAATCCCTCAACGCCGTCGTTGCTGGATTCTCTTTCGCCGCCGCCCTCTCGTGGATGGACTTGGTCAGGTGGATTGTGAATTCGGTCGTTAAGGTTAACAAGAACGGTGGTATGAACTACACGCTCACGGCCTTGTTCACAACTCTCTTGTCCATCTTGGTCTACGTCAGTATGTCCCGTGTCTCTACACGTGTGCAAAAGCCAGCTCAACCACTCTTCGCGGTTACTCGATAAGTTTAGGCTTACGCATAACCAATAATAAAAATAAACCGGTTGTGACTACCATAAATATAGATATAAACGCATCCCATCTACGCGGATCCTCCATTTCGGGGATACTCATAGGTGGTGGAAGGGCAAAGTCTCGTTCCACTTTAGCAATATTCTCAAGTTTATCAGTTGAACACGTGACTGCGAGTTTAAGTATATGATTCGCATTTCTAAAATCGTATGGTATCAATCGGTTATTACTACTATAATAAAATTGGACACGTAAACTTGATATCGTTTTTTGTGATCCTGAATCAAAATTGTGTTCAACCGTATCGTCAACACCCGAAAAGTTAATCACATCCCCACATAAAAGTATACGCCCTGTATAAAAGGGAGTTTCGGAAAACACAGTTTTGTTAAATTCGTCGGAACCACTACTCAATTTAACAATAATTGCATCAGCACCCTGTAAATTAATACTTCCAGTTTCTAATGAACTCGAAGTTGATGATACATTTGAAGCTGGTAAACCTAAAACATCGTGTGGCGTGGTGTAACCATTTGTACCAGATGTATAACCATTTGTACCAGTATAAAACAAAAATGTAAAATCACTCGACCCTGTAAACGTTATAGCATTTGTATCTTTATCAAAAGTTGCACCTGTAATTATAGTACAATTGGTATTAATCGCCGAGGCTAATTCTTCTCCACTATAGTTTCCAATTGGTATAGTTACAGTTTGAGTACTACTACCGTTTGTCAAAACATCAAATTGATTGTTCCTGGAGTGTATGAGGTATTGACTATTATGAATACGTGCTGATATAAGTGAAATTTTAGTCACATCATAAATAGGGTTTTTTAAGTGAACAACATAATCACTTGGATTTGAATACAAAACAGGGTCTCGTTCACCACTGTCTATATCTAAGGTATGTACCTTCATTAAAATATAGGATCATTATTTTAATGAGTGTATGTCTCAAATTTTTAGTTAATTAAGAAAGACTATGAACTAATGGGTTACTTGAAAGCTGTCTCCTAGCTGTATCCAAACTCATATTTGTGGCATTTGGATTTTCGTTTCCCTTATAAGCATTGAATTTATGGTAATCGTTATTTCTATATTGTTGTGTCCAAGCGCCATTCGCAGCATTTACTCGACCGTCAATTCTCGTTGTATCGGAACGAACACTCGTAACCATGCCCCCTTGGTTAAGTGCATCGGCACGAACGTTCATTCGTCCTGGACCCGCAGCTCTATTTGGTTTACCACGGCGGTCTTCTGGTCTGAAACCGTATTTTGTAAGTTCCTCGGCTGTGTACGCGGAACCGAATGTTCTCTTTTCACCGATCTTAGTCGCTGGTGTATTCAAGTATCCACCAACAAAACTGCTAATACCTGGGGCTGGTTGATTATTGTATTGATATTGTTCTATAGCACCATCAGCTTTGTTTCGTGTTGGTTCCTGAGCACGTGTAAGTGCGGAAACGGTTCTCTTTGCCGATGCGAAATTTAATGTATCAGTTCTCGAACCAGTTTCGGATCTATTCGTTGTTTTCTTTGTGCGTTCATGTTCTGCTCTTGGTGTTCTACCAGTCATACCCTGTGCTCTGCCTGCAACTGGAGGAAGACGACCATGTAAAAAGGCTGTCTTTTCTGGTCTATTATGTGCAACTTCACCGACAATACCACGTCTACCACCCTTTGCATCAAAGGCTGGACCCGATCTACCGGGTAAAGTCGTTAAGCGATACGCACCAACATTATCTGGGTTAACACGAAACAATTGTTGATGGCCCCCAAACGCGGGAACTTCTGGTCCAAGACCCAAACCTGGACCGACGAGTTGTTTTTCAATTGGCGAAAGATTATTCATTCGCCCTGCGTCATACATGCGATTTCTCATAGACAAAACTTCACCCCCCGATGATCGTTGTTGTGGAGCAACTTCAGCGAATGACCCCATTTCTTGTTTTGAATTATATGATGGTTCTACTAGTGGTGATAAAGGTCCCAAATACTCAGATTGTATAGAGACATCTCTATCCGAAAATTCCGAAACGATTTCAGGTTCTTCTATTTCATTACCTTCTATTGTATATTTTTCGTCTGGTTGACTTAATTTTCTACCGGCATAAACCAAGCCGGCTATAGCCATTATAGATATAGGATCAGCCATTCTTATTTCTTAGCGAGATTTTTATTGAGGTATCTTTGCTGAAACAATCCATTTTGCATTTCAGCTCTGGTACTCGATGGTTCGTAGGATTGTGCTCTAAGTGGTAATTTACACTGAACATTTTGGAGTGGGTGAAAATTTCTTTCGTAAGTTTTTGCTAAAACTTTATTGAAACGAGATGTACTTTGTGGTCTGAGCTGATCAGATGTGTCAATATACTGTGCTGGGGAACCTTTACCTGCCATATATGGAGCAGTCCCATATAACATGGTATTTGGTCTATGTGATGTATAGTTAAGGGTACTGGGCTGAGGATATACAATAACTTCTTCGGTCGCACAAACGGCGGGAACCGCGTGATCTTGAACCACTTTCATTCCTGGTTGGAGTTGATACGCCATTTATTATTACAAAAGATTTTGTTTATGGAAATCGAGTATCTACTACTTTATTATTAAATTCTTTAAAATTAAGGGGCTAATCCTGAACCTCTATGCATACCGCTTCTTTTATCACCGTTTGGATCAAGTCCCGCGAACGCTTCGAGTTGAACCCCTCTCGCGTCTGGGTTACACAATCGTGGGTCTTGGCGACACGTATTATCTCGTTTACCATGAATAAATTCATAATATGGTGTGCTGCCGATGGACGTATCTGGCATACTTACAAACTGTCTCGATAGTGCGTTTCTTTGATATTCGGGCATACTTGAACGCGAACGGGATGGTCCATATTTAATATCACCTGTAAGGAAATTGTTTACTGAGGTTTTTACGGTTGGGTAATGACACGCCTGTGGTCTATCTGGTCTATCTGTATAATCCGACACGAGAACATTTCCCATGGGGTTATCCTTTGTTGGTATAGAACACGAATTATCTACATTATTGTATACATTTGTTGGTCGTATAACACCCTCCTTCACCATATTAGATTTTTCCATTATATAAAGAACACCGAGTGCAGTTGCACCCAAAACAAATATACGTGGATCACGTCTTATGAGATAAATTATACATGTTGCATAAATAATAAAACGAGCTGATGCGTTAACACGGTCTGCTGAAGTTTGTGTCTTTGACGGCCAAAATTCATGAACTTTTTCTACTCGAACCAATTGTTTTGGATCTTCAAACCAGGATGTCATTTATATATAGTGAGTTTATTTTTTCATCATACCACCCAACATACCCTGCATCGTTTTCATCAATGCAGCTTCGTCAAGTTGACTTCCATCTTCTCCCATTTTATCTGCACACTGTTTTGCAACTGTCTCAATCATAGAAAGTGTGTCTTCTGGGATAGAATTAATGGTTGTACCGAGCATGTATAACGTCTGAACATATTGCCAAATCGCACTTTTTGTATTTTCTGAAGCAGATCCCCAATGTTTTTCAAGGTTTACACCTTTCATAAAATCTAAATTCTTGGATTCTTCAATGAAAAATGTCTCGTCTTTAGCCGAAATCTTATCAGCGTACGGTGCAACACCATTCATAAACCCGTCTACAACTAAACGTGGGTTCGAAGCTTTCATTAAATCGAAAGCCGATAAACATTTTTTCAAGCCTTTTTCTTCTGGAAATGTCTTGTGTAATTCCACAAGAAATTGACCCATCATATCATTGAATGCGGTCACGGAAGTCATATTATAATGTAAATACGTATATTATCTTTA